TTTTACTTAATGGCTCAGGAGTGTGGCGAACTACTCTCCGATTAACCTTTTTGCGTGGTGTGCGTTTTCGTGTGTTCGCCATAAAATAAATTATCGCTTATTGATTAAAGAGAACAGTTCATCAACACGCGTTTCTAGTCGTGAACTTCTTTCGTCTATTCGGTTGATTGCATCTTTGATCGAGCTGCCAGAATTTGGCTTGAGTTCACTTAAGAAACTTTTAATAACCCATCGTAGAGCCAGTAATAAAGCGGTCGCGATACTGCAAACGCCAACGCCAAATGCGACCCATTCGTTCGGTGTCATTTTTCAGAACCAACGCCAAACTCACCCTCAGACTTATCCAATGCTCTAGCTGCTGGGCCAGCGAATGCTGCAATTGCAACTGATACAACTGGATCTAATCCCAATTCATTACTTGCCAAGAATGTCAAGAATGACACCAACACTCCACGAAAATAAGACTTTAGAATTGACTTTTGCTTTTTAGTTAGTTTCATTTAATTGCCTTTCAGTAGTGGGATATCGAACTTCTTGCCATTTTGATTTGGTTTGAAAGAAATATGGATGTGCTTATCATGTGGATTGATGCCGCGATATTTGACCCATCGCCATAATGACTTACTTGAGCAAATTTTCTTACTAAAAATTATGTAAGATATACGCTTATCTTTTTTTGCTGTGAGTCGAAGCTGATCTGCCAGAGCATAACTAATCCCTTGTTGGTCAGATAAGCCAGCGTCAATGTCGATCGCGCAAACTTCTCCGTTAGATCTTGGGTTGTGATCGGATTTTCTAGATGCGTGCTTATTATCGCCGATCCATCCATCAGCTTTCCTGCTCCTACCCACAAACGCTCCATTTATTTGGTCGCGTAATGTTTCAGCAGCTTTAGATAAAAATGGCTTCATTAGCCAAGTAGCAATTTTGCTTCATCAGCAGTAATACCAAGTTTATCAAGTAATGCTTGGCGTGCTGCAATTTTTGACTCATCAACTACTGGTAATTCATCAATCATTTTTTGTTGTAATTCTTTTTCAGCAGCTAATTCTGCCTTAGTCATTTCTCTTTCAATAACCTCATCGGTTGTGCAATTGACTTCAACTTTTTTAGTTGCCATTATGAAATACCCCATAACTGTAATGTGCCTGTAATTGATTGACTTCCCGATCTTGTAAAATCAACTCTAGTTATTGCAGTTCCAGTTGTATGATAATTTCCTTGAGCATATCCATTATGATAAATGTTATCTGCTGTTGAATATCCACCCATTGTGTAAGCAAATGATCTTTTCAATGTAGTTGAAGCATAATTGTAAATATCAAAAAATCCATTAGTTCCACCATTATTGGCGGTTGTATAAGTTGTTGGAATTGGAGCAAAATATTTACTTGATCCAATACTTGTTAAAGAATCTGCACCTAATCCAACGCATGTTCCATTTGTTCTTACAGAACTTGAAACATAAGAATAAACTGAGCCTGTATCATTATTTAGTGTTGCAGTCCAAAAAACATCACTTGCGCTTTGAAAACAATCAATAAACAATAATCTTAAATGTTTATAAGTTGTTGGAATTGAAGTTAAGGAAATTGAAGTTGCGGCACTCAATGTTGTAGTACTTATCAAAGTTTGTCCACCGGCAGCAACAGCAGCCCACTCAATACCATTAGTTGCTCCAGAATTTACAGTCAAAACATGACCATTAGTTCCACCAACTGCTAATCTTGCAGCTGTATCTGCTGCGCTTCCTACAATTAAATCACCTTTGGCATCAATTAAGGTTTTGTTTATTGCTGCATCAGCATTCGTCTTAACTGTTGAATCGACAGCGTTGCCAAATATTGCAAAATCCGCTGGCAAATCTTTTACAAGATCTGTCGGATCGGGCATAATCCAGCTATAATTCGGGGTGGTAGCCATTAGTTCATATTCTCCTTTATGCCACTATTGTAGCGTATTCCCAAGTCAATGTTGGGTCTATTGTGTTCCAAGCCTCTGTTATTGGTGTGGTATTCCAACGCATAGCCACTTGGCTAAATGCGGTTGGTGAAACATTGATTGTTAAAAACAGCTCATTAAATCGTGTGCTCCATGACCAGCCCTCAACATATCCTTGAAATGTGCCACCTGATATTTGGCTTGGCAAATTTCTAATATCAACCGGCATTCCCATAAACACGCCTAATAGATCATCACGATCAGCATTGTCAATTTCTGAGTTAGTAATTGGGAATGTTATAGATTGGAATGCTGGCTGTGGGTAGGCTCTTTGATCAATATAGCGATCAGCAATTGCTTGAGCATCTACTCCACCTTGAACCCTAGAATTAATGGTTTCGGCTTTATAGCCATACAGGGCGATTGAATTGGCATCTGTAGCTGTAACCTGTGAATTAAAGTTATTGCCATAATTTATATATATGTCATTTCTAACATCTGCTGAACGCATAATCGTAGATAAGCCAGCACCTAAAGCATGGCCAGCATCTAGTTCAACATAACCATTTGTAAGTAGATAGTTTTGTCTGTGGTCTGCATCTGCATATCCAATGTTTCCATTGTTTGCTTCATAAATATAACCAAATGCTGAATTGGCAATATCTGAAACAATGTTGTAAATAGTATCTACTGTGGTTGATTGAGCAGTCATTGTGTAAAGTCCAGGTTGGTCAATATCGCCTAATCCTAAATTAACTGCATTAGCCCAAGTTTCAGTTGCATCATAAGTTGACCATTGAGAAGCTGCTGGCACATCATTCCATGAACCTAATAAAACACTTGACAAAATTGAATAGATTTGGTTGCCATCCTCATCTTGCGAAATGTTGTCATCCCAAATTTCTTTAGTTAATTTAGCAAGTGAACCCATAGCCAACAATGTGTATTGAATAACTTGGGCTGCTGAGCCAGCATTTCTTACTTCAACAGTTACATCAGTAATATCGCCACCAAATAAACTTACATAAAATGCTGAACTGTCTTTTATTTGTAAATCTAAACTGTCATTTATCTCAAAAGGTAATGTTTGACCATTTAATGCAATTAAGGTTATTTGAATATAAGATGGAAGTGGCTGTTGGTAAATATCTGTGCGACCTGCTTGATGTTGAACATCGGCAATTGCTATGTCAGTATAATCAACACCACCGACAGTTAATTTCCAGTCAGGCGTAAACTCAGACATTATCTATCCCTGAGTGCAGTTGTACTTCTAGCTGCTTGAGCATTTAAGGTTGATGCGACAGCTCTAGCAGCACCCTCGCCATCAATAGCATTAACAGTTAAGTAAAGTGGATTGCCTGACCCATAAGTAAAACTTGATCCACCTTTAGGAACTGTAGGCAAAGATGATCTACTAGCTGATGGTGCTGGATTAGGTAATGATCCAATATTGACACCTGGAATTATATTAACAACCCTAATAAGTTCATTTGCTAGTGATACGACTAAACCGATTGCTTCTCTAATAAATGTAATAAATCCTTGAATAATGCCAGATACTACACCAATCGCTTTACCAAATGACTCAGCATTCTTTTGAGTAGCAGTTAATGAATTACTTAAACCTGAATCTCCAGTTAAGCCTGCAATAAATGCGTTAAGTGTAGGAATGCCAGTTTCATTTAAAAATGTAATAAATTGTTCAACTGCTGGCAATAAAGCTAATCCTAAACTTTCTTTAGCTTCATCAAATCCTACTTTTAAGCGATCAATTTTGCCTTGAAATGTTTCAGCATTAGTAGCTGCTGCGCCACCATAAAGATCAGCAAGTTTTTGTTGAATTTCTGTAAAACTTAATGTGGCTAATTCAGCCTTGCTCAATCCAAGCCCTAATCTGCCAAGCGATGTGGTATTACCATCTTGAGCGCGACCTAATGCATTTGCAACTGTTTCTAATTCAATCCCACGACCTTTTGAAATATCTAAAGCAAGTGCTAATAATCTTTGAGCCTCGCCTGTGTCTTTTGTAGATACTGCCAATCTTTGCATGGCTGGACGCAATTGATCATCGGCCACACCTGTTGCTAAAGATGTCTGAAGGATAAAGTCCTCAGTTGCCTTTATTTGGCCTTCTGTGGCCCCTGTGGCGGTTCTTAATGCAGCAGCTAACCTTAACTGTGCCTGCTCATCCTCTATTGCAGCCTTGACCCCATCAATGGCTAATTTAGTGCCATAAGCAACGGCAGCAGCAGCAGCTACAGCAAATGCAGCAGCAGCCTTCTTTCCAAACTCTGAAATTTTGCTTGAGTTAGTTTCAACGGCTTTATCAGCTTCACCTAACTTCTTTTTTAAGTCATCAACATCAGCAAGGATTGATAACTTTAATGTGCGATTACCGGTTGCCATTAGACCCATTCCTTAATAATGCGATCAAAACTTTGTTCCCACTTATCAATCAATTCAGGCTGAATTCTGCGAAGGGTTGGATAAATGAACCATCCGCGAGATCCACGACCTTGCCTTCCAGAATATGCAGGGAACTGTTTGAATTTATTTGAACCAAACTCAATGCCACCCCATAAGGTTTGTGTAGTAGCACCACCTGAAAATTTTTGGCGTGCGAATCCATAACTGAATTCACCAATCTTGCTTGATTTAGAGATGCTAACGCCATCCGCGACTCTTTGCGCAACTTTGCCAGCCTTTGTTCTAGTTCTAGCTGACGCTTTAATTTCCTCAGATGCAAAATACGCCAGAGCAGCAGATTGACGGCGTGCTTCCTCTGTTGCTTGGTCATCCATAAGTTTGAAAGCCTTGTAAATGTCGCGTAGGTCTTTTTTGTTATAGGCGATTGTTTCACTTGCCATACCTCTGCTCCAATACTTCTATCGCTGTCAAAATGTCGTCTGCGTCAACCCATTCACTCATTGGAATTTGTGTGGCTATTGCCAACTCAACCAATAATCTGTTTAGGCTTCCTGCTGGATGGCTTTTGGGTCTGCATCACCGACTATTACATCAGCAACTGTTTCCATCCATACTTCAAATCCTTTTACTGGCTTTCCTGCTGCTTCTCGCTTATGTGCGTTATATGCTAAAAACATCAGATCCCACATTCCAAGTTTATCTTTGGCTTGGCTTATGGTGTGACCAGTTGATTTCTCCCATTTAGCCCACTCAGGCGGTTGGGCAATATAAGTTGCTTGCTCGCCTGAGTTATATTCAATTGTAATTGGTAACTTCATTTTTTGCTCCCGTTTTATTTTTTAACTAAATGACTCTGCTGGCACGCCAATTACTTGGAATGATAATGCAACAGTTTGTGCATCTGGCGCTGCGCCACCGGCTGATGGCCATGATGGTAATACCTGGAAAGTAAATGTTGCACCTGAAGCTGCTGTCATTACTGTGTTAATTCCTGTGTTTGGTGCTGACTCAGCAACGCCCCATAGAATCTCGCATAGAGATCCAGTTGCGCCCCAGTCGGCTAGCATTTCAATATCAAATGTGAAGTTATTGTCTATAACTTTGTAAACTTTGCCATCAAGTGTTTCATAAGTCTGACGATCCATTTCGCCAGTCAATGTTGCGCTTGTAGCCTGTGCATCGAAAGTGTTACCACCGATAGTGAAGGTAACATCCCGACCTGTGATTACTGTGGTAGGCACTTTGACTCCTTAGTTTGTTTGTGTGTAGTAGGTTGAAACTCTTATATCAGCGATCAACATGGTTGATGCACCAATAGTAGTAACAGTAGGTCTTTCGACCTGTCCAACGATATATCCATTTGGAATTACCGCTAGAATGCTCATAACAAGTTGCTCGATATTGTCAAGCGAGGCTGGATTGCTATTGTAAGCAACTACAGCTGTGATCGTAAAGTTAATTTTAGTTTTAATGACCGCTTTATTGATTAAATCAAATTCTAGGTATGGGCTATCAGGAACAACGACAACTGCTGGTGGAATAACTGTTTCAGGAACAAATGAATAAACATTTCCCGCAACAGTTGATAAAGCGGTTGCTAAAGGTTGTCTGACTGCACTTAAAATTGTTGATGCTGGCATTATTGGGCAATTCCCTCAGTATCTACATAAGGCCCTAATATGCCAATTACTCTTGAGTATAAACTTCTCCCGATACGATAAGGAGTGCTTGTAAAATCTACTCCTTCGATTTGTCCGCCTGCTGCGATTCTTGATTGAAAGACTTCGACTGATACTGCAAAGACAGCTGATCGAACAGATTGATTTCCAACATAAGTTGATGCTGATGATAAAGTCGCGCTTCCACTTGGAATAACATTTGCTTCTGCGACATCGGCATTAGTGATTGCAGCTTGGAAGGTATATGCTCCAAGATCTGTGTCAAGTACTGTTCTTGTTCCATTGTATGGGCTTCCGCATCCTGCTATAACGACTGATTGTCCGGCAGTGAATTCATGTACACCTAGTGTAGTGAAAGTGGCGACATTGTCGTTTAATATTGTTTTTTGAATTGGGCTTTTGAATGTAACCAACATTGGCAGAATTGTGTTTTCTGCTGTATCAATAATT